CCGCCTCGAGGGGACGGCCGAGCGCCAGCGGGAGTATTACAACCGCGACTCGGAGCTGATCCTGTCGGACACGACGCAGGCCCACCCGCTGCTGCAGGGGCCCGAGGACTACGTGCAGCCGGACGGGACGGTGCCGGTGGGGCCGGGGTGGTTGCTGCCCAAGAAGAAGTCGATGACCGGCGGCTCGGTCGAGTACGAGGGGTTCGAGGTCGTCGAGTTCGGGAAGGGCGGGGCCGAGTCGATCCGCCAGAACAAGCAGGATCTCCGCGACCAGGTCGACCGGGAGGCGAAGCTGGCGAAGCCGGCGGGCTCGACGGCCGTCGGCGGGGAGGGCGCGGGGGTCGTCGCCCAGAGCGGGCTGTCGAAGTCGTACGACCACGCGGCGAGGGCCCGGCTGCTGGCGAGCCTGGCGCAGACCTTCGCGGAGGCGGAGAAGCGGGCGGCGAGGCTCGCGCTCGTCGTGCTGACGGACAGTCCAGAGCCGGAGACGGACGGCGTCGAGATCACCTACCCGGCGCTGTTCGACGTGATGGACCCGGCGGAACTGGCGACGGGGCTGGGGCAGTTGCAGCGCGTCGTCGAGGGCGCGGGGGCGCTGCCGAAGACCGAGGCCGACCTGATCGGCCAACTCGTGCGGGCGCTGATGCCCGGACGGACCGACGACGTGTACGCGGCCTGCGATCGGGAGATCGAGGCCGAGGTGAAGAAGAGGTCCGTCCTGCTGGACGACCTCGCAAACGGCCCGATGGACGAGACCAATGCCCAGCGCGTTCCTCCGAAGCAGCAGCCCCGGCGTGGCACCGACCATGTTCCGGGTTCTTCTCGATCCTGACCCGGCCGGCGGCGGCACGGGGGGAACGCCCCCGGCCCAGGAGCCCCCGAAGGCGCCGGAGACGATCACGCTGCCGAAGGGCGAGGCCGAGGCGCTGTTCCTCGCCCGCCGCGAGTTCGAGCAGTACAAGGCGGCCCAGGCGGGCGAGCAGCAGCGACTCCGCGACGAGGCGATCGCCAACGCGGCCAAGGACAAGGCCGACGCCATCGCCCAGACCCGGGCCGACGGCGACAAGAAGTACGACAGCCTCGCCGGCCGCTTCCTGAAGTCGGAGATGGCGCGGGTCGTCAGCGATTCGCTCGCGGGCCTGGACTTCGCCAGCCCGTCCGCGGCGAAGCAGGCGGCCCTCATTCTCGGCGGCGAGGTGGAGGCCGTGTTCGGCGACGACGGGCAGCCGGTCGTCCGGGTGAAGGCGACGGGCCTGCCCGCGGCCGAGCACCTGAAGGCGAGCATCGCCTCGCCGGAGTTCGCCCACTACCTAAAGGCGAAGACGCAAGGGGGCGCCCAGCCCCCGGCGCCGGGCCAGCCGCCCCAGGGGGGCAATGGGCAGGTGGACCTCAACGAGGCCGGATACCAGGCGATGAGGGGCATGCAGTTCGGGCCCAGGATCGCCTTCCCGAAGTGACCGTGACCGTTCCTGTTCTTCCCATCACCTGACGGGGATTCGATTCGATGCCACTGTTCGATCAGACCCAGCCATTGACGCCCTACAACAGCGTCAACGCGGGCGTCATCCCGGCCGAGGTCTTCGGCATCGGGATCGCCTTCTTCGCCAACCGGACCCCGCTCGTCAGCCGGCTGGCCAAGGCGCCGGTGGGGAGCCTGAGCTTCAAGATCACCGCGGACGACTACCGCGGCACGACCACGCTGGGCGGCGGCTACACCACCACCCAGACCGCGCTCACGGTGGCGGACTCCTCCCTGTTCATGCCCGGCGACGTCGTCGAGGTGGACAACGAGGCGTTCCTCATCACCGCGATCGCCAGCCCGACCTCGCTCACGGTGACCTTCGCCTACGGCGGCACGACCAACGCCAACCACTCCAACGGCGCGACGGTCAACCTGATCGGCAACAGCCGGAACGGCGCCGAGGTGAACCAGGCGGGGATCTCGCGGTTCCCGACCACGGTGGAGCAGTACCTCCAGACGTTCCAGCACCCGTACTCGGTCGGCGGCGCGCTGGCGTCGGCGTCGAACTACGCGCTGCCCCCGGGGATGGCCACGCCCGTCGACCGCGACCGGATGATGGCGATCCAGCACTGCATGGACGACATGGAGCGCAGCTCCTATTACGGCTACGGCGTGCAGCTCGCGGCCAACACCACGAAGCCCGCGCAGAAGGGGCTGAGGTCGCTGATCACCAGCAACAAGACGCTCTCCCCCACCAACGCCTCGGCCTACAAGCCGAGCGACCTGATGCGGGACACGCTCCAGCCGTGCTACACCGCCGGGGGCAACCCCGACGTGCTGCTGGTCTCGACCGACTTCCTGACGGGGCTGGCGATCTGGGGCCTGTCCTACCAGTACATGGACCCGGGCGAGACGACCTTCGGCGTCAAGCCGCAGACGATCTTCGCCCCGTTCCTGGGGCCGGTCTACGTGGTCCCGTGCCCGTTGCTCCGCCCGGGCACGGCCATCTGCCTCACCTCCGGCGAGGCCCGGCTGCGGGTGAAGCGGGCGATGTTCGACAAGCCCCGCGGGAGCCGCGGCGACGCGATCGAGGGCGACATCATCGCCGAGGCCGCGGTCGAGCTGGACAACCAGCAGCACCACGCCTGGGTCTCCGGCATCACCGGCTTCGCCAAGCAGTCCTGATCCCGCCGCGGCGTGATGGCCGCGGGTAGCTGTGCGGCCATGGCCCGGCGCGGGGCGACTCGCGCCGGGCTCCAACTCATGGAGATCGGCAGATGCGAGTATTCCCCGGGCCCACGGCGTGGGTCGACGAGGCGATGGAGAGGCAGGGCGCCCACCCGGCCCAGCGGTCGGAGGTCGCCAACAGCGGGCCGTTCGGGTCGTTCTGCGACCTGATCGGGCAGGCGATGAGCCAGAAAGACCCGGCGGTCCGGGACGAGCAGATCGCGGAGGCGGAGCGGCGGCTGCTGCCCTTGCGGGTGGCGCTGGACGCGGCCGAGGCGATCCTCGAGGACGTCCGCAAGGAGCCCGAGGCGGAGGACGCGGCCGAGGTCGTGATCGAGCAGCCGAAGCAGAAGCGGGGCCGCAAGGGCAAGGAGTGAGCCAGGGACGGCCGGGGCGGAATCCGACACGAGCCACGATCCGAGGGGACTGACCTATGAAGCCGGGCAACACGATCAACCGCCTGATCGACGCGGTGAACGCGGTGATCGAGGCGGCGAACAGGGCGACCGCGGTGGCCGTCGAGGTGGACAACCTCGGCGGCATCGGGGCGGTCGAGGATTACGTCGACGAGAACGAGGAGGCCCTGGGCTTCACGTTCGCGGACGTGCAGGGCGCCATCGCGACGCTGGGCAACGTGCGGCTGCTGGCGACGAACCAGGCGGCGAACTTCCCGGCCGGATCGGCCACCAATCTGGCCAAGCTGAGAACCTGACATGCCGCGGATCTTCAACGGGACGAGCGACAAGGCCGTGTACGCGGGGTCGGTGGTTCCCGCGTACCCGTATACGCTGGCGTGCTGGTTCTACCCGACCGACACGAATAATTTCGGCGTCTTGCTCGGGGCGTTCAACACCGGAAGCAACAATCAACTCGTTTGCCTTCGCTACCGCGGAACCGACCCCGGAGATCCGATCGACCTCGGAATCAGAGACGACGCGGCGGCCGTCGCCGAGAACTTGGTCACGGGCAACGGAGTCAATCTCAACGCGTGGAATCTGGCCATAGGTGTTTGCGCGTCGGCGTCGTCGCGAACCGTGTACCTGAACAACGGAACGCCCGTCGTGAGTTCGACGGCCGTCGGCACGTTGACGCTGAACATCACGACTATCGGGGTTCTGTCTCGGCTGACGGATTCCCAATTCTTCGCCGGAAAGATAGGGGCGGCGGCCGTGTGGTCGGCGGCCCTGGACGGGACCGACGCGGCGAACCTTTGGGCGGGGGCCCACATGGGGGCCATCCGAACGGTCAATCTGGTCGATCTCTGGTTGATGGCCGGATTCGGCTCGCCAGAACCGTCGTTGGTTTCCGGCGGTCACTCATTGACGCTCACGGGCACGACGGCGGACACGTCGAGCAACCCGCCCGTGTGGGCACCGTGGCGTCCGCCTATGCCCATCATTGGAGCCGCCTAACATGCCGTTGCGAGGAGTGGCCATCACCGGCCTGGCGGTGCCGAACGCGGTCAAGCGCCTGGACGGGTCGGCGATCACCACCGGCACCTGGACCGTGTACATCACCAAGGACGGCGGCACGCAAACGACGATCGCGGGATCGGTGACCCACGAGGGCAACGGCCAGTGGACGTATAACCTGACGGCGAGCGAGATGGACGCGCAGGCGATCGCTTTGACGTTCAGCCACACGGACGCGAGCCCGTACACGCTCGTCATCGCGACCGACCCGTGGGTGTCGGGGACGGCGCAGGCGGGGGCCTCGACGACGATCACGCTGGCGAGCGGGGCGTCCTCGACCGACAACCTTTACGTCGGCGACATCGTGCTGCTGGGCGATGGCCAGTGCCGGGTCATCACGGGGTACGTGGGATCGACCAAGGTGGCGACGGTGGACCGGGCGTGGACGACCAACCCGAGCAGCTCGTCGACCTACGTGCTGTTGCCGGCGGCGGCGGTGCTGGCCCAGCAGACGCACACCAACGCGGTGGTGCCGACGGTCACCAACCTGACCAACGCCCCGTCCTCGGGGGATTTCACGGCGACGATGAAGGCATCGATCGGCACGGCCGTCGCGGCGTCGGCGGTGGCGAGCGTGACCGGCAACGTGGCGGGCTCGGTGGGGTCGCTGGCGGTGCAGGCCAAGGCGGACGTCAACGCGGAGGTGGTGGACGCGCTGGCGACGGACACCTACGCGGAGGTCACGGGCGTGCCGGCGGCGACGAGCAGCATCAAGGACATGATCCGGTGGCTGTTCGCGCAGGCGCGTAACAAGCGGACCCAGACGTCGACGACTCAGACCCTCCGCAACGACGCGGACAACGCGAGCATCGCAACCTCGACGGTCTCGGATGACGGGACCACGGCCACGCGCGGGAAGTGGTCCTGATGGCGCTCGACACGGCCTCGAAACGGCTGTCGGTCATGTTCGGCGCGACGCTGCCGGTCCCGAGCGGCTCGTTCGACGCGGCGGATCGGCTGCATCTGCTGGAGCTGTATTCGGGCTTCGGTTCGGGCGGCTCGACGCCCTCGACCTTCAGCGAGTGGTTCGTGTCGCCGGAGCGGCAGAGCGCCGGCGACTGGGACCACCTGACCGTGGAGTGAGCCCGTGAGCGAGGCGTTGATCCGGGTGACCCGGGGCAGCTCGGCGACGAAGACGATGGCCGCGCGGACGGCGGCGGGCGATCTCGTGGCGTCGTTCACGGGGTCGGAGACGATCACGGCGACGGTCTGGCGGGGGGACGACACGGCGCCGCTGTTCAGCGTGACGGGCACGTGGGCGACGCCCCCGAGCTTCACGGTCGCGTTCTCGGCGGGGCAGACCGACCTCGAGCCGGGGCGGTATCCGGTCAACCTGACGATCGGGACCGTGACGAAGCCGGCGGGGTATCTGGAGATCCTGCCGGCGCCGGGCGTGGCGGAGTCGCCGAGGAGCTACCTGACGGCGTCGGAGGGGCGGGAGCTGCTCCGGGGCCTGGGCGATCTGCTCCAGACGCGGACGGACCAGACGGGGCTCCTCAACCTGTTCGGCCGCGCGAGCGAGGAGCTCGACGACGCGATCGCGGACGCCTACTCGGCGAGGTTCGCCCAGTGCGGCCCGGCGATGGTGCGGGCGGCGCGGGCCGACATGCTGACGGCGCTGGCGGCCGACGGGCTGACGGTCAACTCGGCGGTGAGGCGGTTCGTCGCGTACCGGGGCGCGTCGCTCTTGCTGGCGACGATGCCGGCGCCGCCGGAGAGCGGGATCGGTTCGGCGCGGAGGGCGGCGAGGGACGAGGCGGACGCGGCGATGCGTCGGCTGGTGGCCGAGGTGGCGGGGCCGAACGGCCAGGTCGTGACGGTGAGGTTCAGCGGCCCGATGAGGATCGAGCGATGAGCAAGGCGAAGGCGAAGGAAGCGGCGGTCGAGGCGCCGGCCCCGGCCCCCTCGGCGCAGTACGAGCGGAAGCTGTACCCGCCGCGGGTCGTGAGGCGGTCGCTGACCTGGTTCGTCGTGGCGGACGGCAAGGAAGTGTCGTCGCACGAGACGCCGGAAGAGGCGGCCGAGGCGCTGGCGGCGCTGGGGGCCTGACGTGCCCCTCCGCGCGGTGAAGCGGCCGGACCGGTGCTACTTCGCGGCCAGCGGCCCCGACATGGAGCCGCCGGAGTGGGCGGGGCGGAAGATCGTTCCGGGCGAGCGGAGGCGGTGGTGGGGGCTGCTGGCGGGCGAGCTGAAGCGGGCGAAGGTCGACGAGTGGAAGGCCGGGCTGGACGCTTACGGCGTGCCGCTCGTGCGGGTGAAGCTGCCGAGGCGGGGCCGGTCGGACTGGCACGGGAGGCGGTATCGCGAGGGGCGGGGGCCGGCGCTCCTGCCCTTCCCCAGGCGGTCGCTCTCGCGGGGGCTGAACCTGCTGCGGGCGTCGGCCAACGAGCGGCGGGCGGTGGTCCACTGGCCCAACCTGGCGGGCAAGATCGGGCCGGGGCCGCATCTGGGGTGGTGCGAGATCCTGTACATCCACGCCGTCGAGGCGGGGGTGACCCGCGACGTGGTGGGGATCTCGCCGGCGGGGCTGCTGGGGGCCTTGTCGGCGGCGCTGGCGAAGTTCCGGGCGGGCGGGCGGCGCTGGGCCGTGCCGACGGCGAGGGGGTCGGCGTTCGGGGTAAGGTTCGCGGCGGGGAGGCCCGCGCGGGTCCAAGCCCAGACGCCGGCAACAGTGGCGGGCCGGATGCTGACGGCCCACACCGGCCCATACCGGCCCACACCGGCCCACACCGAGCCCGTCATCCTCATCCCCTGGATCTTCTTCGGTCCCGATCGCGAAACGCGGCTCTACCGGCTGGGCGAGCGGTGGCTGATCGCCCGGGGGCCGTGGGGCTGGGAAGTCCTCGGCGACGGCACGACGGACCTGGCGCTGCTCACGCTGTACGAGGCCGAGGGGGAGTGGGAGCGGGTCGAGCCGGACGATGAGGACGTGCCGAAGCGGGTGAGGCGGGCGTTCGACGCGGCGGAGGCGGGGGAGCTGGCCTCGACGTGATCTACTTCAACGTCGCGGTGAAGGGGCCGCCGCCGGGCTCGTTCGGGGTCGTCGGGGGCCTCGACGACCCGGGGCTGAACCGGGAGCTGGTGGCGTTCGCGGGGAAGCACAACCGCGAGATGGCCCTGAGGGGCCTGGACAAGCGCGGCTATCCGCTCCGGCCCTGGCATCGGCGGTTCGGCGTGTCGGACTACCACGGCCGGGAGTACCGGCGGTGGTCGAACCGGACGGTGCTCGTGCCCTTCGGCGAGGGCTCGCGGCGGGTCGACGACAACACGACGTGGCTGGACCGGACGGGCGTGAAGAGCGACGGGTCGGGCGTGCTGACGCTGACCAACGGCTTCACCGGGAATTCGAGAGGGCTGCCCCTCGGCTGGAAGCGGGACGGCCGCGACGTGCTGGGGCTGGACCCGGAGGGCCTGAGGGGCTTCCGGGCGATCCTGCTCCGGCACGGGCCGAGGGTCGTGTTCGCGGGGCATAGGAGCCACCCCTGATGGGAGTCGAGTCGAAGGACCAGACGCTCGGGATCGACAACGAGGTGGCGACGCTCGGTTTCCTCGAGCTGGCCGGGCTCGTGATGAACGACCCGGTGCTCGCGTCGCTCGTGAAGACGTGGGTGGTGCCGGGGCGGTCACCGAACGAGGTGGTGATCGCCTACGGGGACAACCTCGGCTCGCTCGCGGGGGCGGCCGACGCCTGCCCGGCGATCGAGCTGTGGCCGGAACCCCGCGACGGGCAGCCGCTCTCGAACTGCCGCCAGCAGGCGACGCTCTCGGTCCGGGTGCGAATCCTGCTCGCCGGCAACGCGCCGCTGTCGGCGATCAACGTGTGGGGGCGGGTGCAGAAGGCGGTGTATCCGCCGAGCACCCCCGAGGGCAACGAGGTGCGGCGGCGGCTGGGGGCGCTGGGCTTCGGCGGGGAGCCGGTGCTGCTGGCGCAGCCGGCGATCACGACGGGGGCGACGGAGAAGCAGTCGCTGTACACGACGGCCGAAGGGGCGTTCTCGGCCAGCTATCGAATCCAGGGGAGTTGATGACATGGCGAGGCGATGGGTGAACTTCCTGACCGAGTCGGCGTTCAAGACGGCCACGAGCAACACGCAGAACAACACGACGCTCGGCGTCTCGTGGCTGCCCATCGAGCTGATCAGCGACGACGCGGTCAACTTCAACTGGATGCCCGACCGCGAGGACATCCGGACGGCGCTGGCCCGCAACCGGGTCGAGCGCCAGGTGGGGACGACCTACAGCCTGACGGGCAGCGGGAAGACGCTGCTGTACCCGGCGCAGGACAACCTCCTGATCGGCTGGGGCTTCACGCGCAACGACATGGGCGGGGCCGGCACGACGGACGACGTGCCGTGGACGACGACGGAGCCGGCGCGGGACCTGGCCAGCGTGATCTTCGCGAGCTACGCGGAGGACGACGCGCTGACGGCGGAGAAGTACCGATACGACGGGTGCAAGTGCGGCCGGATGGCGCTGGCGGCGAGCGCGGACAACCAGGCGTTCGAGCTGTCGTTCGACTTCACGGGCTCGCAGCGGATCGCCAGCGACGCCAGCGACGTGGAGCCGGTGAAGACGTACTACCCGTCGACCGCGCCGTACCACCTGAGCGACGCGGCGCTGGTGGTGAACGGCAACACGATCGCGAACTTCAGCGGCGTGACGATCCAGGTGGAGAACGAGCTCCAGCCGAGGAAGGACAACCGCACGTACGCGCAGCCGATCCGGGGGTGGGGGCGGCTGGTGACGCTCCAGGTCCAGCAGTTGTACAAGGCGACGCCGGACCTCCAGGCGCTGTTCCAGGCCCGGACGTCGCTGTCGAGCTGCACGGTGGTGCTCACCCACCCGACCGGCCCGACCTTGACCTTCGACCTGAAGGCGTCGAGCCGGATCACGGACTACAAACGCGTGTACCCGATCGGGAAGTCCCATGAGGAGCAGTACACGATCACGGCGTGGTACGACCGGACGGCGGCGAGCGACATGACGGTGGCGTTCACGTGAGGTCGTCAGGGCTTGGCGATCAGCCCGCGCTTGACCTCGCCCTTCACACCAGGCGCGAGGAACAGGGACTTGATCACCTCGACGGTCACCAGCCGGGCGCGGGCCTCGTCGGCGGTCGCCGCGCCCTCTCCGCCGGGGTCGGCGACGATTCGAATCCGGTCGCTGGCGGCAAGCTCCTTCCATTCGCCATCGATGCGAATGGGGATCTTCGGCAGAGCCTCATCGCTGTCGATGTCCTCGACGTGAAGCTCCTCGCCCGGCTCTAGCTTCGTCGCCATCGCAGATTGGCCGGGCGGCATCGGAGTGAACTTCAGGCCGTGCTCCTCGTACCAGGCGCGGACATTCTCGGGGTAGACGCACTGGCGGCGAAGCTCAACCGACTGCCCGTCTCGCTTGCCACCCTGAATCTTGATCTGGATCAGCCGATCAGGCCCGCCCTTGCCGGGATCGCTGATGGTCAGAGCGTCATCCATGAATTCCGCCCCGCCTTCGCCTTCCAGCACCTTGACGGCCAGTCCGGGGCGGAGCGGCGCGTTCAGCATGATCTCGTCGCCGGGGCTGTCGAACGCGGGTCGCTGGCAGCCGACCAGTAGTAGCAGCACGAACGCGGCACGCTTCATCTCGATCTCCTCCTGAGGGGGATTCGTCCCGATCATGGCAAACTTCGGCGACATCTACAGTTACCAGATCCAGGTGACGGCCGCAGGGGCCGCACAGGTCCAGGGCATGACCGCCGCGCTGGCGGCGATGGCCTCCGTGACGGTCAACATCGGGGCGGGCTCGGTCCGGACGAGCGTCCAACTCGCGAACATGACGGCCGCGATCGATAACGTCGGGTACCAGACCACACAGACGGTGGCGGTGCTGGAACGGATCGAGACTCTGCTCGGGCAGAAGATACCGTCCGCATCGAAAAAAGGGATGGACGGCCTGAAGCAGCTCAGCTCCGTCATCTTCGCCGCGGCGAACTTGATGGAGGACGCCCAGTTCGGCGCGCGGGGCCTCGCGAACAACCTCCTCCAGATCGCGATCATCGCCACGTCGAAAGCCCACCCGGCGCTCCAGGCGGTGGCGGCCGTCGGCACCGTGCTGGCCACCTCGTTCGGCCGGGAGCAGATCGACTCGTTCCTCGCGTGGGCGGGCATCCTCGACGAGAACCTCATCCCGAAGGCGAAGGAGGCGAAGGACGCCCTCGACGAGATGGCGACGGCCGGGGGCAGGGTGGCCAAGGCGCTGTCGGCGGAGTCGGGGAAGATCCAGGAAGCCGGAGCGGAATACGCCAAGCTCATCGACGACCTGAGCGCGGAGTCGGAGGGGAAGCTGGTCCAGGCGGCGCTGAGCACGAAGGGCGCGGACAGGCGGATCGCGGACCTCGAGTACGAGATCAAGAAGGCCCAGCACGAGCTAAACAACAACGTCGGCCCCCTCGAGTTCTTCCGCGCTAGCAAGCTCCGCGAGAGCATCAGCGGCTATCTCGACGAGATCAACAAGGTTCGCGCCGAGAGCATGAAGGCCGCTCAGGCCGAGATCGACCAGCTCATCGCGAACGCATCGAAGGGCAGCGAGGAGGCGAAGAAGAAGCTGATCGGTCTGGCCGGGAGCGTCGGCACGCCCGAGCTGCTGGAATACGCCGCGGCGCTGTGGAAGACGACCGACGAGGCGAAGCGGTCGGCGGCCGAGGTGGAGAAGGTGGCCAAGGCCCGAGAGCGGCTGATCGAGCAGCTGAAGGAGCAGAAGAAGAAGCAGGACGACCTCATGAAGGCGGAGGCCGCCGCCGCCGAGGAGAACGCCCAGCGACTGCTCCGGGCGTGGGAGCTCGAGAAGCAGATCCAGGCGGAGAAGGACCGGGCCGCCGCCGACCGGTTGGGCCACCGGGGGGACGTCCAGGCCAACGCCTTCCGGGACATGCTGGCCCCCCAGATCCAGGCGATGCTCGCCGACGCGGCGGGGCGGGGCATGGACGCCAACGACGCGAAGATCGCCGTGGCCGGGATGGCGACGCAGGCGATGATGCAGTCGGGCGTGAAGCCGCTGGACGCGGGCAACGCGGCCCGGAAGCTCGTCGAGGAGCAGGCCGGGTTCGTCGATCAGCTCGTCGCGAACATGGACGCGGTGCTCGGCATGCTGGTCGGGCAGGAGCGGCGGGGCACGTGGGCGAGGCGGCAGGCGGCGATCCAGGCGAATCAGCTCCGGGCGATGCAGCTCCGGATGCCCCAGGACCCCTGGCGGAACAACCGGGCCGGGTGGCCCTGAAAGCAGGCTGAACGATGCCGACGGCGCTCCCCCTGGAGCGGCTCCGGATCAACGGCGTGGCCGTTGATCGGGACGCCGCGAACGTCCACGTCACGCGCCGGCTGCTCCACAACCTGGACGGCCCGGACGAGGTGCATTTCACCGAGTTCGGCGTCTACGCGCCCTCGTACAAGCTGGACTCGAAGGTCGAGCTGCTGATCGCCGAGGACCTCGACGGGGACGGCTCGATCGGCGAGGGCGATTACGTCGTGCGGTTCGCCGGCGTGATCAAGCAGGCGCCGATGACCGACGGCAAGATGCCGCGGATCGACTACATCGCGCCGGGCCTGAAGTACCTCGCCGACGACGTGCGGGTGACGCACCCGCAGAGCGGCAAGACGGAGGTGCGGTTCAACCTGAGTCCGGCCGACAGCGACTACGAGGACGACCTGGCGATCCTGCAACTCGGCGAGATCTTCCGCCGGGTGCTGACCTATGACGACCACGCGACGGACCTCTGGTACAAGGGGATCACGGCCTATACCGTCGACCCGCCCTACGTCGACCCGACGAAGCCGGAGCTGGGGCGGAAGTACAACACGGCGGCCGGGTCCGGCGCGGTGCTGAGGTCGGCCACGCTCGCGGACCTCGCCAAGCTCACGGTCGTCCCCGACGACGTGACGATGTCGGGCTCGAAGCTGTGGGCGGAGATCGAGAACGCCCTGCGCGACTCGGCGCCGTGGGCGGGGCCGGAGATCCTGCCCGACGGCACGATCCGGTTCCACGACACCCGCGACCCGCAGTGGCTCGAGGTGCAGATCGGCAACGACCCGGTGGCGCCGCCGTCGCTGACGCTGGACGGGGGCGAATGCTACTCGGCGGTCGAGGTGATCGGCGACGCGAGGGTGGAGGGGGAGACCTTCCAGACGTCGGACGGCACGCTCGTCGCCGACTGGTCGGCGGCGGACGAGGCGGCGTGGAAGTGGTCGGACTTCGCGGTGAAGTCGAACGCGACGAGCACGGGGACCATCGTCTCGATCGGGCCGACGTCGGTCGTCATCAGGCCGACGGGCGGGGCGACGAGCTGGGTGGCCAACAAGTGGGCGAGCGACCGGGCGACGGTCGAGCTGATCCTGCCCATCGGGCCCAGCAACCCCAGCCAGATCAGCGAGAACCGCCGGGTGAAGGCGAACACGGCGTGCGTGTCGGGCGGGACGTGCACGGTCAGCCTGGAGTACCCGCTGGCCCAGACCGGCTACACCAACTTCAAGCTGACGGGCCAGGGGGATAACCCGCGGCGGTTCGTCCACCGGCGGTACAAGCTCGCCGACGGGGCGAAGGCGTCGCGGATGGTGGACGGCTTCCCGTACCCGGTGTTCTGGGAGTTCCGGACGGGCGGGCAGTACGTCACGACGCCCGTCGGCAAGAACTTCCGCCTGCCCCCCGGCAACACCGGCGACCCCTTCCAGGCGGACCTCTTCTTCACGCTGTTCACGGACACGGACGGCGTCCGGAAGGTGCTGGCGAGCGAGCCAACGGTGAAGACGTGGACGGCGCAGGCGGACATGGACACGGGCGGGTCGTCGGTCAAGAAGCCGACGAACATCCTCGTGTTCCTGCCGATCGCCCACGATCTGCTGGTGGCACGCTACCCGGCGGCGGGGTACGAGGGCCCGGGGTACGACGACCACGGCATCCGGCGGGTGCGGTACGTGCCCCAGGAGGACTGGAAGTTCGAGGGCGACCGCTCGCGGCAAGCGGACTACGCGAAGTCGATCCACGACGTGGTGAAGGAGCCGTCGATCAGCGGCGACCTCACGTATTTCTGGCTCTGGCACCCGGGCGTGTCGGGGGCGAACCTGGCGGTGAAGCTGACGAGCGTCTACGGGCCGACGCCCTGGCAGGGGTCGAAACTGACGATCCGGGGCGTCGAGATCATCGGGCAGGAGTCGGGCCCGCACACGCTGGTGACGAACCTGCGCGTCTCCAATCAGCGGCGGCCGTGGACGGGCGAGCGGTACTACCAGGCGATGAATTTCGTCGAGGGCGGGCCGCTGGCGAACGCGCCGGACCTGGACCTGAGGAGGTGAGCCGATGGGCGACCTCGAGCAGCGGGTGCGGTTCCTGGAGCAGGAGCTGGAGCGACTGAAGAAGGAGCTGGCGAGGCTCCAGGCGGCGCAGTCGAAGGTCGAGTCGTCGGCCTACCAGGCGGCCAACGGATGAGCGACCTGGCGGAGCGAGTCCGGCTGCTGGAGCGGGGGTTCCGGTCGACCGCCCGGGGCTTCGAGGCGGCGGCGCGGAAGTCGGACAAGCTACGCGACTGGTCGGTGAAGGCAGGGACGGGCGCGGGCGACCCGCCGACCGAGGCGCCCCCCTCGGGCGCCGACCCGGTGCCTTGCTGCGGCGAGAGGCGGCTGCCGACGACGCTGAAGGTGCGGTCGATCAACGCCTCGACGCTGGCGTTAGCGCCGGCGCCGAACTACTCGGGCAACCTCACGTACAGCGGGGGCCAGTGGACGAGCCCGGAAGTGTCGATTTCGGTGCTCATCATCTATGGGCGGAACCCGGCGGGGCAGTGCGTCAACAGCCCAGTCGGCGGCACGATCCGGGGGAAGTGGGCGCTGTCGTGCGAGGGGGCGTCGTGGTGGTACAGGCTGCTGGCGGAGAGCGTCACCTGCCGGCCGATCGGCGGCTTCGGGGACACGGTGCTGCCCAGCCCCGGGACCGGCGCCTTCGGCCGGACGGCGATCGGGGGCTCGTCGCTGGGCGGCGCGGGCCGCTGCGAACCGTTCAACCTCTCGATGCCCTACGGGGGCACGTTCGACCTCACCTGGGGCGACTGGACGACCTTGTACAGGGCGATCGTCTTTGAACCCGCCCCCTGACCGTTGCCCCGGCTGCCGGGTCCCCGCTGGCGTCCCTTGCTTCGCGGGCACGCACGGCCTGGCCGACTGGTGCGGGGATCAGGAGCGGTGGGGCCAGGTGATCCTCGGCCGGTCGCTGGGGCTGATCGTGGACGTCCAGGTGCCAGACGCGGAGGCGGAGCGGCTGGCGGAGATCCGGGAGCTGGCGAGGGACTGCCGGCACGCGGACCGGGCGTGGGACACATGCGCGTGCGTGGATCGGTTCTGCACGCGGACGGGCAAGATCGAGAGCGGGCTCGATTGCCTGCTGTGCGCGGAGCGGGGGGATTCGGCCTGATGGGCGTCTTCACCGAGTGGCGGCCCGGCTGGGGCGGGAAGCGCGGCCGGCTACGGGGCTACACGCTCGACGCCGGCACGGCCCTGGCCGAGGTGGCGGCCGACTACGCGCTGACGCCCTCCCAGGTGCTCTCGGCCACGCTGCCGATCCCGCTGGCGAATCTCCGGACGCTCGCCATGCGGTCGGACGGCCGGGTGAAACTGGAGCGCGGCACGGCCGGGACGCCGGAGATCCAAACCGTCGCGATCGGCGGCGGGACGCCGACCACGGGGAGTTTCCGGCTGGCGTGGGGCGGGCTGCAGTCGAACGTCATCCAGTGGAACGACAACGCCGCGGCGGTGCAGGCGGCCGTCGAGGCGTCGGGGGCGATCGGCGTCGGGAACGTGGCCTGCACGGGCGGGCCGCTGCCGGGCTCGACGGTGACGATGACGTTCTCGGCGGCCCTCGGCAACCTGCCCGCGCCGCTGGTGGGCGGGGTCTCGCCGCTGGACGCGGGGAGCGTCGTGGTGACGACGATCCAGAACGGCGCGGCGGGGTCGACCACGAACCCGGTCACGCTGTACGGCTGGCCGATCCCGCTCTTGTGGACCTCGGACTACTCGTCGCTCTTGCCGTGCCCGTGGACGGCGGACGTGGCGAATCTCGTGCTGACCAACCTGTCCTCGACCCGCAACGCCCGGGTGCAGATCCGGGCCCGATACGAGAGCTGAGACGCCATGCCGACGCACACGATTTCCCAGGGGTGGGAGCGGGGCACCGACCTGCTCGTGGGGACCTACACGGCCTCCGCCAACGGCGAGCTGAACTTCTCGGCGAGCCTCGCCGACGCGAGCGACGTGACGCTGACGGGGGCCCTGACGGTGGCCAACCTGGAGTCGCTGTTCCTGGTGGCGACCCAGGCCCTGAAGGTCCGGGTCAACGCGGTGAACGAAGTCCAGACGATCACGTTCACGGGCACCGTGACGGGGGGCTCGTTCACGCTGACTTACAGCGGTCAGACGACCTCCGCCATCGCCTGGAACGCGACGGCGGCGGACGTGAAGGCGGCGCTGGAGGCCCTGAGCAACATCGGCGTCAACGACGTGTCCGTGACCGGCGGTCCGGGCGGGACGGGCGCGGTGTTCACGGTGACTTTCCGGAACGCCCTGGCCGCGACGAACGTCGCCCAGCTCACGAGCGCGTCGAGCCTCACCGGCACCTCGCCCGGCATCAGCCACGCGACCACGGTCGGCGGAGTGGCGGCGGCCCAGACGATCAACCTGCTCGCGAACTCGGCCCTGGAGTGGCTCCAGGACGCGGGCTACTTCAGCAACCCCCTCACGACCAACTGGACGTCGCTCTTGATCTCCAACGACAGCGGGGCGCCGGCGACGTTCGACTGCCGCGTGCTGTACAACTGACGACCGGCCGCCTACAATGCCCCTGATGGCCCCCGCGTCATCGCCCGCGACCCCTCGGAACCCCGCCTGGACTCAGCCCCGGGCGGGGTTTTTCATGCGCCCGGCTTCCCCCGCTACCGCGCCTCACGCAACGAGGCGGCGATCTCGTGCAGCTTCCGGCCGACATCGACGACGACGACGAGCAGCGAGGCGGTCAGGAGACAGGAGGCGCAGGAGGCGAGGCCGGCGAGGCCGAAGGCGATCATCGCGCCGTAGGGCGTTCGCTCCTCGTTGAGGTCGGCGAGGATCGCCGCGAGGATCGCGAGCGCGATCCCGCCGGCGATACACAGGATGCCGGCGACGCGCAAGAAGATCGCCCAGGCCCGGATGAAGTCGTAGCAATCCGGGAGCACGACCTGCGGCGGTGGGGACGACACGTCGGCTTCATCGGCTGTCACGACCTGGCTCCCCGAGTCCAGCAGCCCCTTCACACGCGACGCCTTCATCCACCGCCGGCCGTCGCGGGAGACCTCGGTGTCGGCGCCGATCACGCCGGCCGCGACCAGGTCGGCGACGGTGCGGGGCGTGAGGGGGCCGTGTTGGTTGTCGTCGGCGTCGGTGTAATACCACTGGCCCATAGGATGCTCGCTTGCAAAACTCACTGAACGGGTGAATAGTAGTAGAGGGTCGCCTCAAATCCTGATGTCGGGGGTCTCGCGATGAATGCGAAGGCCGTTCGTGGGCTGAAGCTGGGGACGCGGGTCCCGGTCCTCACTCACGGAAGCGTGGTGTTCGTCGGCAACGACGGCACGGCACGGATGGTCGAATACTTCCTCGGCAGTCAGATCAAGTGGAGCGATTTCCTCGCTTTGAAGAAGACGGACCCGAAGGGCTGGGCTGTGATTCCGGCGGGGCCGCTGCTGCTGGCTTTCCGGCTCGCTTAGGGCGGCGCGACTCGGCGATGGCGGCGAGGGTCTCGGCGGAGGAGTCGCGGACGGCGACGGGCGCGTAGGTGGGCGCCCCCGTCATCCGAAGCACGACCTGATTGGCGGTGGCGCCTTGCTCATCGCGAAGGGCGCGGAAGGTCCGGAGGATGTAGGTCTCATCGTCGTTGACCGGAAACGGCGGGAGATCCTCGCGGGACTCATCCGCCATCCAGTCGAGGCTCACGCCGAGCGCTCGCGCGATCGCGAAGCCCTGATCCAGATATGGACGCCTCTTGTCGCGTGTCGTGGCGCTGATCGTCGTCTGAGTTTCGCCGACGGCCTCGCCAAGGGCCGTTTGGCTGAAACCCCGCAATTCCATGAGCTTGTCGAGCTTCTCGGCGAATCTCATGGGTCTATCACGGCGTCGGACGGCGGAACCTTCCATACGAATTCTGCCAATCTCTAGAGAATAGTCCCTAGCGTCTTGACGACTAGTCGTCAGAGTGCTAGATTTAGTCGCGTTGGGACTGACAGCCGCCAACGCGGCAGACCTGGAGATGGAGACATGGAGACCAAGCGAGAGAAGCGAAAGATCGGCCTGGCCGTCGATGCGGCTCTTTTCGACGAGCTTCGCGACCTGGCCCGCGAGCAGCGCCGGACGAACTCCGGAGAGCTCGAGATGGCCATGCGGCGACACATCGACGCCGTCCGGCGCGAGCGGCGGGCCGAGCCCGTCGCCGCCGCCGGCTGACCACCCACCACCCCCAACCCGGACCCCGGTCATGGACCACATCAACTTCCTGCTGAATCTCGCGGTGGTCGTCGTCGGCGTCACGCTGGCGATCGATCTCGTGCTGTGGCTGGTCGTGGGCGACCCCCGCTGATCCCGGGCCCGCGAAATTCTTCGCGACCGTCAGAGTCGGATTTCGGGATGTCCTGATTTATTTCGCAACACGCGACCTTCGCAAGCTCGCCTCGTCGGCGAGACGTGAAAGGTACGCACCGAGGGCGAGAGCGATGGCGACGCTGACGACGGACGAACTGCGGCGAGAGCCGACCTTCAGCCTCCTGTTCGACCTGCAGGCCGCGTGGCGGCTGGAGAGCCACTACGAGGAGCTGCTCGCGGAGAGCGTGGCGAAATCCCGGTCGATCGCCCAGGAGATCAAGCGGCGGATCGGGGCCAGCGGGTGCCACCGGGTCGAATTCGACGGGCACATCGTCGAGATCGACGGCGACGGGGAACTGGTCTTGACGAAGATCGGCCGCTACGGCGACCTCGACAAGGCCCGCGACCCCGACCCCGCCGACCTCGTCGACCTCACGCTCGACCGCCCGGACGTGGCCGAGGCGGTGACGGCGGGGGCGGAGGAAGGGGGTGCGGCGTGCTGACCTCGAAGACCGTGACCGTGGAGGACGTGCTGTCGTGGCGCCCCTGCTACGGGGAGGGTCGCACGCGGGCCACGCTCGCCGGCAAGGCGGAGTGGACGGCGCTCGACTTCCTGGACCTCGAGATCCCGCCGGCCGATCGGCTGTGGTGCGTGCTGAGGCCCCAGGTGCTCGGCCCGGAGGGCTGCGTGCTCGCGGCCTGCCTGCTGGTCCGCGAGACACCCCTGGCCGACGGCCGCAAGGTCTGGGACCTGCTAACGGACG